GCCTCCCGTGCGAGGCTAAGATGTGTTACTTACGCAACACACACGGGGAGTACGGGTTCCTCTAAGGAGCCCTACGTGGAACCTCCCAGTCCACGTAGCTAAGCAGAGCTGCTTCCCAAGCAGCACTGGCCGATGCCACCTTCCCGGGTAGCATTCGGCGGGCGGAACAGTTCCTTACGGAACTGTCAAGCATGGCAAGCCTCGCAGCCTGCCCGCCTGGCGTTGCAACCTGCAACGCACCGGGAGCCACCTTCGCAGGAGGCTCACTTGCATAGGCTAAGGATAACCTATGAGATCCAGAGTCTACCTCACCTGGCAAGGGTGAGAATCCTCTGAGCCTACGCACAGGTCTTAGGACCTCTGCTAAAGCTCCGCGCCATCCTGAAGGATGGGCGGCCAGCGGCCAATCGGGGTCTGGGAAGGAATCCCAGGCGCTCGTAAAGGCCTGATGGATCTCGTACCGTACTGCAATTGCCCGTACGGCCATGAATCCATCCCGGAGGCACCCTTGCATAACCGAAACGGCTAAGCCGTCGTGGTTAAGGAACGGAGTAGTACCATGATGAGGGAGAATACCCTTATTCATTGGTTTGAGAGTATCGTTCTTGAAACGATACCCTGCTCTACAAGGTTCCCAACGAGTGTACACCTGGACAGGCGCACCAACTGCTTCCCAGGAAGTCCTAACGCCACAAAGTTTCGCAAGAAATAGTGGTAGTTGGATTCCTGCCTTACTCGAGTCACTTGGGCTAACGACAGGACAAGTCCCGTCATAAAACCCAGCTTGAGTCAGGCAATAAGGAACAGCTGAGGGGAGTGAAATCCCCGTCCATGCAGTCCAAGTGATGAGCTCATTTGCAATGTGTGCCCAATCCTGCTGTGAGTTAAGGGTCTTAGCATAGACCCCAGTAACGCGGTGACCGTGATAATAGTCACCACCGCAGGATTCACGGAAGTTACCCTCCGTGAACGTCTTATCGCTGTTTATGGTATGACCGAGGTGTTCGAGTACGCGACACAGGAGTGGCGCGGCCCTGTCGATGACAATTATGTCATCGCCAAATACACCAAAGTTACCAGGTACGTTACCTTGGTTCTTCCGGATTGGAAGCCCTAGATAACGATATACAGCGACCACGAGCGATGCAAAGATCATCGTCATTAATGAGAATGTAAATCCATTTCCCATTGACGATATCATGTGCATAGGCACTACCTCACCACCTAACAATTTACAGTTAGGGGACCGTGTTAGCTTTATTAACCACACCAATTCTGGACATTGTCCGAAAAGGAGTGGCAATAAGGCCAAACATAGTCGATTGGAAGCATCTTTCAAGTCTATCGTTGCGAAAGACCCATCGATGCTTCCATCGTGCGCTAGGCACCGGTTGAACGCTTGCTGCGTTGACAAATTAATGCCGCACGCGTCTAGCAAGACGTTTTCGATACCAGCGGATATGCCCTGTTGAAACATCATGTTCAACGAGGGCTCAGTGCATATAACTCGCCCAATGTCGACGTTTTTGTCTACGACGGACTGGTTATTGTGTTCTACAATCCGAACTGGCCCAAAAGTATCACGACGCTGGATTTCAGCATCGCGCCAAAGGCCAAGTTCAGATGGCCTTGATGTGACCCATAGGTCATACAAATAGGCCAGCGACGATGAGGTGCAAGTTAGAGGGCCAGCGAACAACTTCTCATAGAAGGTTGTGCCGCTGGCACCAATACTAGCACCAGGACCGGTCGTAAGGTTATCTAACACACTAGTTAGATTAATCCGTGACCCTAAGGGGCCTTGTATCCAACGTTCTAGGATAAAGGCCGACTCAGCAACTATGGCATCAACATATGGATGTGATGTAGCCGATAGTTGGGTTGTCTCCAGCAGTCGGGTATTAAGCCGACTACACAGCTCGTTACTCTGAGCAAAGTAATCTCTTGCTTTGAGTTTCGCTGCTTCAGGCGTTTGCGCCACATACTTTCTCAGTATGCAGTGTAAAAGACGCTCCGCACTAAACTCGCGCACAGAAGCGCTAGGTTTGTACAGAGGTCTGGTAGTTCCCGGCAGGTGCCGGAAGCTATCATCGACCAAAGTAGAGACATCGTCATATAGATGCCGGTAAAGAGCAGCAGGACGAGTGTCCATGGTGGTCTCCGATTATTCGGGGGCAGTACCCCACGTGAAGAGTGGTGTTTCACAACACACTACTCTAGGTTATACCTGTGACTGCGGTATCACTTAAGCCCGCGGAGATTTGATTTAGCAGCCCAATATGAGCTGCGATCGCTGCGCGAACGTTAGGTGTATCGTAGGTTTCAGCACCAGCAGGGATGCTGAGCTCTGTCCGAATCAGTTCGGTTGACACCAGCTGGTTTAAGGCCGGGGTTACGCCTTTCCTTGTCAGAAGCCGATAAACATTGTTCTTCGGCCGAGACTTGAAAAGACCCGTGATCGGATTGATCTGCGGAGGCGCTGAAAGCACCGCCGGTCGCCAGAAAGTCTGCGTGAAAGGTGAAGACGCAGTGTGAGTTGTCACACCCACCTGAGTCCCACCCAACGCAGTAATGGCGATTTGTTTGCCAGTGAAATCTGGCGCCAGATCTGCCACGAAGGTATACGTCGGAGACGTCAAGCCAGTAACAGTCGACCCCGTTATCGGGGAGGTCCAGGAAATCATGATGATTACCTATAGGGTAGCGATTTAAGGATGCGTGAACCCGCAAGTGCTTGCCCAGCTAAGGCTGCCAGATTAAAACCCTGTACAAGGGAGATAGTCGGAGACAACTGTAGTGATGGGATCGGCACGTACGAGACAGGCGTTCGGTCTACCTGAGTCCGCAGAAGCGTGAGCTTCGCGTCAGAACATTTAAGAGATGATGGAGGTTTACCCCAGGCATTCTTAATGCTGTCGCGAGACTCAGAATCTAGCGGAAGGAAAAGATGCTCAATCCCCCAAACTATGCGCTGCGTCTGGTTAACCCAGCCGAGCGAATAATAAGGGAATAGAGCAGCTTTGAGGATCGTGTTGAGGTTGACGAAGTAATCAACGACGAAGGACCAGGGTATGAGTTCATACCTAGACAATACCACTTGTTCGGGCGAGAGCCCAAAGAACGAGCGGGCCATGGTTTCATGACCACCTATGCGGCTAAACACAATTACGCCGCGATAGGTGACAGATGTAGCCATGAACGGTCTTGTCTCGTGGCGAAACTGGAATCCGGTGAATCGGGACACAAGCTCTTGGGAGAGCTCGGACCCGCCGGGTACGAGTGAGGATGCATGTACGTACTCTACTTGCTTGTCAGACGCGGCTTTAGACCACGCCTTTACAGCATCAGTGAGATCGTAGTGCAGATTAACCCACCCGAACTTGTATTCCAACCACGAATCAGCTAGAGCCTTGATTAAAGCCTGAGGATTACGTTTGAGGCGATTGATTAAATTTGTCGCCTCACTAAGACGCTTCCCTAGGAGATCAAAGATTCCAGCTGCTGGTCGCACCAGCATCTGAGCTGTTTGAGGTAGATCACCTACGAAAGCTAATGACTGCCATTGGTAAATGGCAGAAGTAGCCTTCTCGTAGAATCTACTGACAGCCTGTTGCTGTGCCTCGGAGAGCGAATCAGACCACGCGGAAGGGAAAGAAGCATTGCTAGACTGGAAGGGAAACCCAGCATACGAAAGAATAATCTGAATCGATGTGTCAAGATCGATAACAGCGTTACCTGACGATGCCACTGCCAAAGTCTGCGCATGCCTGAGGGCATGCAAAGGAGTAGAGGCAGATGTAAGTTTAGCAATCTTAGCCCGATATCCGGGACAACCAAAGCCAAGACGGGAATCAGTAGCGATTAATTGCTGCGATGCGTCAACTGCGGAGTTCATAATGACACTCCCATTATATTTCATTTTCGCCCGATAAACGGACGGAAGGGAAATATTGACCGGGGTTGTTTTCAACATGAAAATGGCCTGATAAACGGTGGTAGAATCCACATGACATAATCACATGGAACGTTAGAGTGAGGATTGGAGGGACGACCCGGGAGACCGGGGCCCTTCGTCC